ATTAATTTTGCACAGGATGACACTATTATTTTTGCCAAACAAAAAGATTTTGATAATCAGCCAATCAATGATGGCTGGGTAGATGGTAATGGTACAACATTTATTCCAGGATATTTAGAAAAATTAGGCGGATCTAGTACAGTAAATCAGCGTGGGGGGACATGGCGTATAAATTGGACTGCATTACCTAATTTAGGATTTGATGATGATAGTACCGGATTTGATCAAGCAAGCGTTGGATTTACATTAAGTCATTTTGATCAAAATGATGATTCAGAAATAAATCTAACATTCCTCAAGGAAATAATACCCAATCAAACGGTTAAAGTTCGCAGTGGCGATAGTTACCCACAATCAACCTTGCAATACTCTACCCCAGCTGGGGAAATTATACCAAGATATATTCCGTTTGTATCCGTGTCTGGCGTAGAAAGAACTGCAGAAACAACTTTCGACGGCGGAACATGTGTTATGAGAGCGGGTTATACTGGCGGCAATGCAGCCTCTGCCGGAACAACATTTAGCAGCAATAGAGACAAATATATCATTCCTGAAACTGAGGATAAATATATTAAATTCCCACAAACTGGAGTATTCGTATAAAATGACAAGCCAAGTTAATCCAAATAATATTGACGGTACATACCCTGTATCCGGTCAAGATAATGACAGTCAAGGTTTTCGCGACAATTTCACCAATATTCGCAACAATTTTACTTTTATTAAAGCCGAAGTCGAAGACCTGCAAAACAAAGTAGTTCTTAAAACTTCACTCAACAATACCGCATTAAGCAACGATTTTGCTGGTAATGCTATTGTTAATCCTGCATTAACTGCATGGAGAGAAACGTATAATAATGTAGGTTCAGTAAGCGGTGCAACCACTATTAATTTTGCAAATGGTAATTTTCAAAAAATTACATTAAGTGGTGCTACTACATTAAACTTTAGTTTCCCGACCAACACAACCGGACAACGTGCCAGTATTAAATTATGGGTATATGTAACAAGTTCTGCATATACACTAACTTTGCCTGGTGCTGCCACACTCGGCGACGTTGATACTATTGCAGGTATTAGTGGCAGTGTAATTACATTTAGCGCAGCAGAATTGGCCAACAATACCGATTATTTGTTTGAATTTAGTACTGTTGATGGTGGTGTTACTGTTGAAGTCAATGATATAACTAGAAATCGTGCAGCAATGTATTCAGGATTATCAGTTACTGGTAATACCACAATTAACAGCAACCTAATAACTGCTGGTGGTAGAATTAATACCAATTCTGCATTTATTACTTTAACAAACGATCAAAACTTTTTTGCTAATATCAGTTATCAAACATTGTACTTTGATACTGCCGCTAGTGCCACTATTGCTAATGCACGTATTGCATTACCCGACACAGCAGTGAATGGTAGAGAGATTAATCTCAGTTTCTTGGCACCAATTACTGCTTTATGGATCAACAAAGGTAATACTGCATTAGTTAAATGGGCACCTAATAGTGCAGTTACTAGTGGTAATGTAAGTGTTAGGTATGTTTATAGTACTGCAGCATCAAACTGGTTACGTAGTTAATTAACCTAAATCCATTGACTCCTAGTGTTGCATAGTTTATAATATGCAAACTAGGAGTTTTTTATGACTGTTGATTTAAATCGTTATTCCCAATTTGTAAACGCAGTAACCAGTATGCCTTCTAAAGACCTAACTACTTTTATGAGTAGACTAGATGAGCTAGATGGTAACTATGCAGATGGTGCTCATGGTCCGGATATTAACGTTCCGTTATTAATGACAGCGGCACTGGGACTAGCAGCAGAAACTGGCGAGTTCTGTGAAATCCCAAAGAAAATATACTTCCAAGGTAAACCACTTAATGAAGAAAATGTATTCCACATGAAGCGTGAGCTCGGAGATATCATGTGGTATTGGATCAATGCTTGCCGTGCATTAGGATTAAATCCCGACGATGTCATTGAAGAAAATGTAAATAAACTAAAGAGCCGCTATCCTGGTGGCGAATTTGATGTGCATCAATCAGAGAATAGACAAACCGGAGATATATAATGCATCCACTAGTATCAGATCTATCAGGATTATCCAACGAAGACTTGCACAAAAAGTATAACGAATTAATGTCAAAAATGAATCAGGCCTATAAGTTTGGGCCAGCTGGAATTATTCCACAAATGCAAATGATAATTGAGAATTATAAAGTAGAAATGGATAATCGTAATAGAAAAACGCTAGAAGAAATGGAAGCTAAAAACGATAAGTTTAAAGGTATCATTGATATCAAATGAAGTACGATAAGTTTGGTCAAGCATACACAACTACTGTCGAGCTTTGCAACATACTGTATCAACAGCCAGATGTTAACATTGGTAAATTTTTTGTAGAAGATTGGGATCAGTATAACAGTGCAGTTCGTGGCACTTATGCTGATCTTCCATTGGTTGGAGAATATCACCCTTATCCATCCAACTACAACTTTGATGCATTTCATCAAACTCAACAAAGTTCGTGGCACATGCCCGAAGAATATTTAAGTTTAGATATTGCACAGTGGGTGTTGGATCAATGTCGAACGCAAGAAGAATTACAGCGAGTCGGTGAAGAATTAATTTTATATCAAGAACGTAATTTGTTTGATCTGCTGCGACAACTAAAATATGTTGTAGACACATGGCGTAAAAATAACATTGTATGGGGTGTAGGCCGTGGATCAAGCGTGGCAAGTTATGTGTTATACTTGATTGGAGTTCATCGAATTAACAGCATGTATTATGATTTAGACGTAGGGGAATTTTTGCGGTAAATATCGCACAAGGAGAATTACATGAGTAAAAGAGTTTATACTACAGCTAACGGACGTCATATCAATATTGACACCATTATTGCTCAAAATGAAGAAACTATTGCAGTTGGTAATATGAAAACTAATGCAAGAGGGGACGAACTTGGGCCAGGCGGACGTATTGAACGTAAGCGTAATGAAGTAATGTCTGAATACTACAAACTAAACACACCAGTAGCAACAGACAATATGCCCGTTAGTCATAAGCAAGAAAAGAAACGTGATCTAGTTGATGACTGGGTAGAACCTGCTGTCGAACAACTAGCACCCGAATCAGTATCAATTCCGGAAGTAACGGAACCAGCTAAACCTGTTATCAGGGGTAGCCTAGCAGGATCAATTGCAAAAACACAACCAGCAACACCGCCTGAACCTAAAAAAACAGGCCCATCAAGAATCTAAGAGGAATACATGGCAGTAACTAATCCATTCGATCAAAAACGCGGATATCAACAAGCAATTAAAGTAGGTGATTTAAAACCTTTACGTGATGGTGTAATTGTACGGGACATGGAATTTACCGGACGTCAACTTAATAGTGGTATTATTTTATTAGGCGACGATGGTAAATCCGAAGGTATTCGACCTCGATGGGGTCGAGTATATGCAATTGGACCGGATCAAAAAGACTGCAAAGTAGGGCAATGGGTATTTATTGAACACGGACGTTGGAGTCGTGGGTTAAAAATTGAAGTTGCTGGCGAAGAATTTGTAATTCGTCGTGCAGATCCTTCTGCTATTATATTTGTTGCAGACGAAAAACCTGTTGATGCAGACGATACCATTTCAACCGCAGTATCAGCTGAAAGAAAATCAAGAGAAGTTTACGACTAATGATCAAGACCAAATGCTCTATTTGTCGCAACCCTATATCAGAGGACTGCGATTATAAAAACCGCTGTCCTCACAATCCTACATTTCGGGGCTTTAAAAAAGTGAAAAAAATTAAACAACCAGATCCAAAAAAACATTTATACATTAGTTTAGTTAAGAGTGGCATTAGAATCCTGGCTGGCTCTATGTTGTTTGTAGATTTAATACATCTAGCCGGTATATTAATAATTGTTGCCGAATTACTTGGCGTCGCTGAGGAATTAGTATAATATACAACTCTATTACACACATCTAGGACAGAATGAAAGAACTTTGGACTGAAAAATA